TTGGAACCAAGTTTTTAAAACATATAAATACTACTATGAATTATATTAATGATGAATTTAGATCTTTCTGCACTAGAATGTGGTTAGACTATTGCGATGAAAATAATGATCCTCTATCAGCACCGAACAGACTTGATCATGATCAATACGTTGAAAGATGGGAAGAATGGTTACTAGAGAAATGGCAGAATAGGAAATATGGCACTAACGACGAATAAAAATTTTTTAAGCCCCGTTGGATTTACATTAAAGATAGATTCCAATATGGCAAATACAGAGTATTTTTGTACTCAGGCCAATATCCCTGGCATAACATTAACCAATATTGAAACCCCTTATAAAGGTGTTAATCTTGGTATGACTGGTGATAGAATGACATTTGATGATTTTACTATAACCTTTAATATTACCGAGAACATGGAAAACTATATTGAAATATGGAATTGGATGCATAATATTATAGAAAAGAAAGATGCTGATGAAAATTATAAACACGATGCGAGATTAATGGTTTTAACCTCCCATAATAACGTAGTAAAAGAAATTAAATTCCAAGATATATTCCCTACTAGCTTAGCAGCTGTTGAATTTAATTCACAACTAACTGACATAGAATATGCACAGGCAACTGTGACATTTAAATATACTTATTACGAAATTGAATAAATAGGTTTACTTTTACCGCAAAGTGTGGTATAATACATATTATGAACATTGAAATTTTATTAGACATGTGGAAGAAAGATGCGCCAATAGACGAAATGGCATTGGATGAAGCATCACGAGATTCTGCTAAATTACACTCCAAATACTTAGAGCTATATTCTGTAGCTAAACTAAGACTTAAGAAATTAGAACTAGACTTTAAACCTTTATTGAGGGATAAGTTCCTTCATTATGGCGGTAAGCTATCCCAAGAGGAATTAGATACTAAAGGATGGGAATATGATCCACTTGGTGGATTAACCGTACTAAAAGGTGATATGGATAAATGGTATGACGCAGATCCTCTTATACAAGAACATCAATTAAAAATAGCTATGCAAGAAGAAATAGTTAGTATCTTAAAAGAGATAATGGATAACATTAAATGGCGCCATCAAAATATCAAGAATATGATTGAATGGAGAAAATTTACTAGTGGGATATAAGATACACGATTTTAAATATGAATGGAAGGGCAATTTCGGACACGCGCGAGCGTGCGTAGAAGTAGCCTTAGAACAAATAGATCATAGTGAATATCATCTTAATATTTGGAATCATACAGATATAACTAAGGTTTCACATCAAGAAGCACTGTTTATTAAACCCACTGCTCCCACCTCAAAACACTTTGCAATAGATGATTTAGGTTATGCTAATAGTTCCAGTCTAGCATTTCGAGATTATGGTGTATATGAAACAATGTATTCTCATTTAAATCCTAATAATGATATGGATTGGAATAATATAAAATACTTAATTGATAATAAATCTAATAAGTGGGATGATTCTGCTATACTCAAATGGCGAAAACCTAAAAATGTACCAAGAAATCATACATTAGTTATTGGTCAAATGCCTAAGGATGAAACAGTAGAAGGATTTGGATTTGGTGGGCATATTAGAAAATTAGATCTAATAGTAGAAAGATTAGTTAAAGAAACAGATTATCCTATTGTAGTTAAAATGCATCCTAAGTTACAAAAAAGAGATAGATTAATAGACAAGTGGAAATCATGGGGTGTAGATGTAAGAGAAGGATTCGAATCTATACATGACATACTCCCGCGTACACGCGTAGCCATTGTAGATAATAGTACTGCAGGAATAGAATGTTTAATGCATCAAGTACCTGTTATCTCAACTGGATGGCCAGAGTATCATTGGGTGACAGAAAAATTACAAGTATTACCCCAATTACCTAGGTTAATTAAAGATCTAGAATGGCATGAGCTTGATGATGCTAATAAGTTTATATATTGGTATATACATGATTACCTTTGTTATGATGTTGAAAGCACAAAGAGAAGATTAAAAGATATATTGGATTCATGGAGACTTTAATAGTTAGAAAAATAGATGAAACATTCTTACAGATAGAATGTGAACAATCTACCGAAAGAGAATTATCAGAACACTTTTGTTTCTATGTGCCTGGATATAAGTTTATGCCAGCATATAGGAATCGTATGTGGGATGGTAAAATCCGCCTATTTGATATGAGACAAAAGACACTTTATAGTGGATTATATTGGTATTTAAAAGAATTTTGTGAAGAAAGAGACTATGAATTAGCCTTAGATATACCACTATTACCTGAATATAATGATGATTTAATTAGTGTTTGTTTAAAGAAAATAAGACTTCCAAGCAATATAATACCAAGGGACTATCAATTAAAAGCGCTTAGGCACGCGCTACGGAGCTCCAGAACACTGTTATTATCGCCTACCGCATCAGGTAAGTCATTAATCATCTATTTATTGGGTCGATATTTCATTGAGAATAGTAATAAAAAGATATTAATTGTTGTCCCAACTGTATCCCTAGTTGAACAAATGTATGCAGATTTTGGGGATTATTCTAAAGATGATAAAGATTTTAACCATGATGAATGGTGTAAAAGAATACATGGTGGTGTAGAGAAAGGAATATTCCACGAAAGAATAGTAATAAGTACATGGCAATCTATTCATAAGAAACCAAAAGAATGGTTTAAAGATTTTGGTATGGTTATTGGTGATGAAGCACATCAATTTAAAGCTAAGTCCTTAACCTCTATTATGGAGAAATGTTCAAATGCTTCCTATAGAATAGGTACTACCGGTACTCTAGATGGAACACAAACACATCAATTAGTATTAGAAGGACTTTTCGGCCCAGTGCATAAGGTAACCACAACAAAGGCTTTAATGGATAGTGAAGAATTAGCTCAATTAGATGTTAAGGTATTATTACTTAAATATAAAGATGAATATTCTCAGGTGGTTTCTAAATTAAAATATCAACAAGAATTAGATTTCATCGTCTCGTACGCGCCGCGCAATAATTTTATAGCTAATCTTGCACTTGATCAAAAAGGTAATACATTAATACTATTTAATTATGTAGAGAAACATGGTAAACCCCTTCATGATTTATTAAAAGGTAAAGTAGAGAAAGATAGAAAATTGTTTTATGTCTCAGGTGAAACCCCAGTTGATGCTCGAGAACAAATAAGAGCTATTACAGAGAAAGAAAATAATGCTATTATTGTTGCTTCCCTTGGTACATTCTCTACTGGAATAAATATAAAGAGATTACATAACCTTATTTTTGCTTCGCCCTCGAAGAGTCAGATTCGTGTATTACAATCGATTGGAAGAGGACTTAGGGTTAGTGGAGATGGAATAGATACTACAGTATACGATATAGCTGATGATCTACATTGGAAAAACAAAAAGAATTATACATTAGGTCATGCTGGTGAAAGAATAAAAATATACTCAAAAGAGAAATTTAAATATAAGATATACGAAATATGCATATAAATAGTAATAACATGGAAAATAAATTAAACGTACGACAATTTAAACTACTTAATGGTGAAGAGATCGTAGCATTGGTTACCCAAAAGGAAAGTGGATCATTCATAGTTGAAAGACCTTTTCTTATCCGATCTAACATTGTTGGTGGTTTTGTATTTTTACCCTGGTTTCCATTTTCATCCCAAAGAATTTTTAAGATCGCAAATGAAAATATTTTACATCATGTAGAAATAGATGAGGATATGAAAACAGAGTATATAAAACTTGCTGCAGATTTAAGAATGAAACCGAAGCTTCGACCACACGTTGATCAAAACATACTTGATGAACTCACGGACTTTTTTGAAGATACTTACGCTGAAACTGAAATGGAATTAGAAGAGAATTTTGGGGATAACGTTATACCGTTTCCAAACCCCAAGGACACTATTCACTAGTGTTCTCTCTCCCTGGTACACTCTATTATTATATCACACTTTCAGCGATTTGTAAACCCCCTATCACAAATTAAATTAGGGGTTTACTTTTAGGTAAAACTATGGTATAATAGACTATACATTATGGAGAAATAATAATGGTTAAACACGCAGAGGCTAAGAAAAAGCCACACTACATTAATAACAAAGACTTTTCACTAGCAGTGGTAGATTACGTAACTACTGTAAATGAAGCAAAAGAAAAAGACCAACCAATTCCTAAAGTAACAAATTATATTGCAACCTGCTTTATAAAAATTGCCGAAGGATTATCCCATCGCCCTAACTTCGTTCGATATACTTATCGAGAAGAAATGGTTATGGATGGAGTAGAAAATTGTCTTCGAGCAATTAATAACTACAAAATAGAAACAGCAACTCGAACAGGAAAACCAAATGCATTTTCTTATTTTACTCAGATTGTTTACTTTGCCTTTATCAGAAGGATAACCAAGGAAAAGAAACAACAAGATATTAAAATGAGATTTATCGAAAAGATGGGTATTGAGGATTTCACTGCTATGGGTATGGATGATGCAGGAGCACAACAAACTATGG